AGGGGAGGTAGAAGACAACAACCCCCTTACCCCCTTTGTTAAGGGGGAATTTATGGTAAAATATACTCTCCCTACATGAATAATGTCAAGCACTTTCTCTCATTGTGGGGGATTGAGATGGGGATAGGCTGAAAAATGTGATAAGTAGGTTACGATGGTTTAAGAATGGTTTAAGGATGGTTTAAAAAAGAGGCTTTTTCAAACTTAATTTGAAAGGTTTTACTAAACAACCCCCCTATTTTGACGGATTTTTGACACCCTTAAAAATTAAACCCTTTTTAAAATTTTTATCCCAGACCTACCCCTCCCCATCAACGACACCTACTTTATAGTATATTACTATTAGTATATTACTATAGAGTAAATATTTTTGTCCGCTTGCCTAAATTAATGTATCTGGAAATTTGGTATTTTCTTTTATTTCTTTCTCTATTTTTAGAGTTGCTCCACCTTGAGCTTCTCTAAGTGATAGTGTTTTTCTATATTCTTTTGCTTCAGCTATTTTTGTTAGTTGTATGTTTAAATTTAATTCATTCATAAATATCTTAATTTCATCAATCGTTGTATTAAAAAACTCTGCCCGTAGATTTACAAGATTAACTCGTTTTAAGTCCAACTTTTTATGTATTATATTTTCCAATTCTGGTGCATTTTTGGAGTAAATCATACCATGCACATCAAAATCAAATGGCACAGAAGCATCCCCAAGTTCATCTATTCTATCCATTGGTTCTAATCGTCTTGTCATCCCAACCTTATAAATAGTATCACCAAATGAGCCAATATTAGAGATAATATAAACATATCCAGATTTTGTAAGTTGTGCTCGTGAAATTGCTCTTTCTTTTAGTTCATGTGCCTTTTGAAGATTTTCTTCTAATAGCTTAATCTTCTCGGTCAATAGTTCTAATTCTTGCCCCTTTACTTTATCTATTTCTGCTTTGGCTTTTTGTAGTGCCTTTTCATTTTTTTCCTCATCTTCCTCGGCTTCCTTTCTGGCTTTTTCAATGTCTCGTTGTGCTTTTTCTTCTTCTCTCATCTGTTCTTTAATTTTTCTCTGTTCCTCTTTTTCTTGATAAAGTTTCTCTTGAAGCTCAAACTCAAGTTGCAGTTCCTGCAGTTTTAAATCAAAATAATCTTTGGTAATTATAATTTGATGTGTAGCCCCCAATTTATTTATAGATTCATATGCCTTTTCAATTCGAGCTTCCATATTACCTATATTATTCCATCTAACTTTAGCAACAGCAGCATCACATTCTCCATTGAATGAGCGAAGCATTAACTTAGAATACTGCTTTGTCATTTTAGCTCCTTCTACCCTGCTACCACTAACCTCCCATTTAATAAAGCAATTAATAGCTGATTCGTTCCTAATCATTTGTTTTTCATTATTGATGATATTTTCCAATCTCTGTTTATATTCTTCAGATGTTTTAAAATCATAGTGTGGCTTATAAAGTCCATACGAAATATTTTCGAGGTTTTCTTCAAGCAGTGATACCTCTTTTAGAAGGTTTTCATAAATCGCTTTATGTTGTAGATAGTCTTGATTTAGAGCAAAATCCTTTTCCTTATATCCCTTTTCTAATTCGGAAAGTTTACTTTCTAATATTTCAAAGTCAGCCTTCCTTTTAGAAACTTCCGAGTCAATATCAATAATATCCTTATACTTGGTCAGTGATTTCTTCAATTCTGCATTTATTTTTATCTTATTGATAAGTTGAATTATCAACAGAACAATTACTACAACACCAATCACTGGAACAATAAAAATAGCCATCTTATCCCTCCTCTGTTAAAAGATTTTTGAGACCAAAACCTTACAAGCATCTTTAATATACCCTATCATGGACGACTTCAAGAGGTTTTTATTTAACTTACTTCTCACCCCACAGACCTTTTTTATTTTCTCGTGCTTCTCGTTCATAGCGTCTAAAATCTTCCATATATTTAAAGGGAAACTTTGTATAAGCAAATCCATAACCTTGTTTGATAATCTCTATATTTAAGAAGGTTCCATCTTTAAGATAGATATAAGCAAGGGCGCGTCCATATTTATCTTTCCTTTGCCAGTCATATTTGAGCCGAACATCTTTCCCCTCAACAAGACTTTTTGTAAATTCTTTAGCCTCTTTAGCGTAATATTGGACAGGTTTTTTAGGGTGATGGAGTTCAGGAGTATCAACACCAATTAACCTTACCTTTTCGCCACTCTCAAGGACAATTGTGTCTCCATCAATCACACGGATGCAGAGGATAAAAAAAAAGAGAAAAATTAAATTATTCTTTGATACCATATTTTTGTAACAATTCTTTTCCTTTCGGAGAATCTATGGGAATCATATTTGGAGTATTGCATTTAGGGCAAGCAAAAAATTTTGTTGTAATCCTCCATATTGAATATATCAAGCCCGGAACAATTAAACAGATCCAAAGAATTAATTCAATTAAACTACTCCCTTTTGTAATCTTTTTTCTATTCCCTCTAAAGCCGCAATTTAGGCAAATCCATTCCTCTTCTGTATAACATTTATAAACATTGTAAAGAAAGATTATTAGAATAAGACCAACAAGCATGAAAATTCCCATAAATGATTCCATATATACCTCCTCTATCAAAATTTATAACCCTGTTAGCCAGGTGCAGGGCTTAAAAAGATATTCCCTTACAGCCTTTTTTAACTCGTTTAATAACGCCGAAACCATTCTGGACTGCTCTACTACAAACTTCTAACCAACTTTCTTTTGTTCTATCACCTCCTTCCCTGGCAGGGTTTCCTTTTTTTTAGTTTCATCATAGGCTTCGTCTATAACTCCCCTAACCCATGCCCTTTCTTCACGAGTTCCTTCCTTATATATATGTTCAAGTTTTTTATGAAGGGAGGAGAGGGGGGATTTGGAGATAGCCTCATAAGATACTTGCGACTCCCTTAACTCCATTTCTTGAACTCCCCCTTCATTATATATAGCGGTTTTTCCCCGCCCTATTTCCCCTTCGCCAAAAAGTTTATTAATCAAACTTATTGTGGTTTTGGGAGGTATATTTTTACCGCTCTCCCAAAGACTTACTGTCCCCTTTGAGACGCCAATAATCTCTCCAAAAGCCTCCATCGTGAGGTTTCTTGATTTTCTAATACTGCGAACTTTTTCACTAAAAGGTAGCTGTTTAGTCATTAAACTTTTCCCTTGACAAGGTTTAAGATTTAAACTATATTATCCCTACATAAACGAAGGTTTATATTTATGGGCAAAAAAACAGTAATAAAAAATTTATCAAAAGCCTTTAAAATAAGGCTTTTCGGTAAAGAATTAAGAGTTAATATCGGTTTAGGTTTAAGGCGTTTTACGAATAAGGAAGAGAGAAATACAAAAATTGCTTTCTCATTTTTAGACGGGGTAAGTGTAGAAAAAATAGCAGAAAAGTTTAGTCTAACCACTGCCCATGTCTTTAAAATCCTTTGGATTAAGGGTGTAAGAAGAAAGGAAGTTAATAAACACAAACTGAAAAGACTTCCCCATGATACTACACAGGTAATAAAAGAGTTAAGAGAAAAAGGGGACACCCTGCAAGCCATTGGCGACAGGTTCGGCATAACCCGTGAGGGGATTAGGTTGATATTGAATAGGGAGAAATAAATGAATAGAAAAATTAAGGCTATGCTCGTAGAAAAAGGGATTACGCAGACATCAATAGCAAAAAAAATAAAGGTTAATCGTGTGACTGTATCTGTTGTAATAGGTGGATTTGGAAAGTCAAAGAGGGTTAGGGAAGCTATAGCCAATGCTCTGGGTTTGAGCGTTGAGGAATTGTGGGATGAGGCAGAGGAGAGGGTGGCATAGGTTATGAATATTGTTACTATGACTATAGAATTTATATTTGGGCTTCTTTTAATTTCCCTTCTCATTATTGCCTTTTCTCCTTTAATTGTTGAAGCATTTCTTTTGTTTGGCTGTGCAGTTGCTGCATTTGTTCATCCAATAATTTCATTGTTCTATAGGTTGCGGAGGAGAGGATGTGGAGAGCATATGCCTGAAGGACTCTTAAGACGAGGGCGAAGACAATCACCTGAACAAAGCAAAAGAGATTCCAAAATTCAAGGGTCCCAAAATTCTTACGATGTTCAAAAATCTTTGGAATCTGATAGAGGTCAGCAACAATGATAACTACAACAACTAAGAGTTCATTTTTTAGGTTACTCAGCAGTTTGTCAACATTAAACATCTTTCAAGCCTCCTGCCTCAAAAGGGCGGGAATAAAGGGAAAGGGGTTATCCCCCTCACCCTGCCCTCTCCCACAAGGGGAGAGGGGAAATTTACGGGATTAGGCTCTCAAAGCTTACCAGGGCGTGGGAGCCTGAATCCCTTAAAATAAACACAGATTCTTTGTTTCACTCAGAATGACAGTAACTTTTGAAACTAATATATATTTTCTTGTCTTAAAAATCAATGACTAATTGAGATTTTTAAATGTCAAGTCCCACCAAAAAAGATAATAGGCAGACAAATATTTTTGATTGGCTCAAAAAGGCAGAGGAGCTATCCCGCCAGTCTGAAAACCCTCCCAATGGCAGCCTTGATATTGATTCTGAGCTCAGGGGTGCCGTATCTGAAGACATTAAACATGCAAAAGACCATACCGGTAAACTCTTATCGCGATATGAAGTAGCTGCCCGCATGTCCGAGCTTGCAGGGCAGGAAATCACCGCATCCATGCTCTACAACTGGACGGCGGAGGCACACGACAAACACAGGTTCCCCTGTCAATTTCTGCCGTCTTTTATATTAGCAACGGGGCAGAGGAGGGTGTTTGAGGTTCTCTCACGGAAGTCGGGGTTATTTGCCCTGCCGGGACCAGAGGCTTTGAGGGCGGAGATACAGAGATTGCTTGAGACGGAAAAACAGGCAAGGACGGAGAGGCACAAGCGGGAGATATTTTTGAAGGAGATAGAAAGCAAAGGAGAGATTGCTTCGGCTTTGCCTCGCAATGACAAGGGGAAGGAAGGATAAGCCACAGAGGCACAGAGGCACAGAGAATAAAAAATGATTCATTATGCGCAATTAGAAAATTCGCCGAGACTGCAGAGGTTATATAAATTTTTATTAGATGGGATGCCTCATACTACGAGGGATATTGTGCATGGGGCGGAGATTATGGCGGTAAGCACAGCGGTTGATGAACTGAGGGAGAATGGGTTTGTGATTGAGTGCAGACCGGTAGGCAGGGGGAGGTATGAGTATCAGTTGCAGAAGCCTGCCCCTGCATGCTGTAAGCAGGGGACAGAGGAAGGGGTTATCCCCCTCACCCTGCCCTCTCCCACAAGGGGAGAGGGAAAATTCACGGAAGGGGAAGGGCAATTGAGTTTGTTGTAGAATCCCGCACCACTTTCAGATACTTAAGCCTGATGAGGTTTCTAACCTCTATGATGGAAAGTGGTGCGGGATGAACCCCCCTTTTGTTAAGGGGGAATTAAAAGGAAAGGAGGGAGGGAGAGATGAAGACATACAAAAGGATAGAGGCTGTGAGAAAGGCGGGGGAGATACTGAAATGTATGGCACAGCAAAAAGGGCCGGTGGGGAGTGCTGATATTTCAACCGCAGTGGGGCTTCCACAGGGGACGGTGATGTGCCACCTGACTACACTTGAGGAGTTAGGGTTTGTTCAGAATGTGGGAGATTCTTGGAGGCTCGGGATGGGACTGTCTTTGATGTGGGCAAGGGTTAGAAGCACTCTTGAGGGGGACAGGATGAAGATTGAGAGCCAATTAAAAGAACTGGAGGGAGGGGAAGGATGAAAAAGAAGACAGAAGACAGAGGACAAAAGGAAATAAGCAATAAGCAACGAGCAATGAGCAATGAGGACAGAGAACAGAAGACGGAGAATATAAAGCAATCGCATAAAGAGGATATTGATGCGGACACGAGGACTGCAATCTATTACGAGGAGGAGAAGAAAAAGATAGAGGAGAGGGATAAAGAATCCTTGAGCCAAAGCAAGGAATTAGCTCCCTACCAAAATGGGCAGCCTTATGACCGTATTAGGGTAATGGATGAGATTAGGTTTTACATGAATCAGACGGTTCAGGGGATTGTAGAGATAGGCAAGAGGCTTATTGTTTTAAAAGAAAAAGAGAAAGGAAACTTTTGTAAAAATGTAGATGAAATAGGCATTTCTCGTATAACCGCCTGGCGGTTTATGGCAATTGCAAATAAACTAGTCAATGTTTCACGCGTGAAACATCTACAAATACTGGATCTAAAACAAGGTATAGGTAAACTCTATGCTTTTTTAGACATACCTGATGAAGAGCTGAAGGAATTTGAGGAGACGGGGGAGCTTAGGGGATTAACTATTGATGAGATTGACGCTCTGCCTGTGAAGGAATTAAAAGAGCGACTGAAGAAGAAGGACAAACAGGTTGAGCAGGGAATTTTACAGTTGCAGGAGGCGGAGGGGAGGGTTAAGGCCCTTGAGCAAAAGATTTACAGCCTCGAAAACCCCAAGATTTATACGGATGAGGAACAGAAGTTTAGGGATATTATCATCCAGCTCGGGATGGATTTTGAGAGTATTTTGGTCCGCATTAAGGGGCAAATCGGGTATGACAACCCGAAACGAGATGAGGTTCCTCAGAAGGCATTGAGGGATCTCTTTTACCTCCTTATTTTTATCCAGAAGGAGGCGCAGGATGAGAAGCTCAAGTTATGCCAGTTTTATGAGGGCGGTGATGATGTGGCATGGGATTTAATGCCCGGCGAGATACCGCCGGATGAAATAATTTATGCAAATACCCTGCATGTGAAAAAGATGGATGAAATGATTAAAAAACACAGAGACAAAAAATTATGAAAGCATCCGAAACCGTCATTGAATATATATATAACAGTCTGCGTGATATCAAAGAAGGGGATGTTAAAGAGAAGGTTCAGGGGCTTGCAGCTCACTATGGTGTATCCCCTCAGACTATATATAGATGGGCGGGGAAGAAGGGGCTGAGGTGGCGGAAAGAGAAGGCAACGAAGGGGCAGACAAAGGTATCTGATGACACATTAAGAAGTGTTGCCACGCTTCTTTATTCCTCACGAAGAAAATCAAATGAGATTCCCCTCCCTGCCTGTGATGCGGTAGAGATTTTAGCCGATTCAGGATTATATTCGGGTGAGGTTTCTACAAGCCGTGTCCTTGAGCTTCTACGGGACAAACGAATTTCAGCAAAACATTTATTAGAGCCATCCCCTCATCAAATTCTCTTAAGCAAACATCCAAACCATGTCTGGCAGTTTGACGTTACAAACTGTTTTCAATATTTTCTTGATAATAAAGGCATGGGGGAGAGGGATGCGAATCTGGAGCTTGGCAAGAATCAGATTGTCCAGACAGCAAAGACAATTAAAAAGGAATTGCTCAGGTATGTAGCGGTTGACCATTGCACCGGGGCCTTTTATGTCCGGTATTTTTATGCCTCAGGCGAGCTTGCAATACACGGCTCACAATTCATGTTAGAGGCGATGCGTCCAAAGGATGAGCTTATTGCAAAGGTATTCAATGGAAGTGCCGAGGCAAAAAAGGCAAAGAAGGGAAAATATCACTTTCACGGAGTCCCTTTTATGCTCGTTGCAGACAGAGGATCCATTATGGCAGCTAAGGCAAATCAGGGACTCTTTGATGCATTAAGAATAGAGATTAATACCCATCTCCCCGGCAACCCGCGTGCAAAAGGGGCGGTAGAGGGATTGATGAAGTTAATTAATCGTTTTGATGCAAGGCTTAAATTTAGAAGGCCCTCAAATCTTGAAGAGCTGAATTGCTGGGTATTGGACTGGTGCATCATGTTTAATGCGGTTAAAAAAATGAGGGATGTTGCTCCCCGCTCTGCCCTGTGGTCAATGATAACAACAGAGCAGTTGCGATTATGTCCGGAAGAAAAAGTGTATAGGCTGTTAATAAGGGAGCCTGTAAAAAAATGCAGGGCAGATGGGGCAAGGATTATCAGGCTTGACGGGAACTCATACCAGGTTCCCGATACTATGGCTGCAAATCAGTATGTAAAGATTGTCAGGCACCCTTACGAATATCCCGCAGTGGAGGCTCATTACAACGGATATGTCTGGCTGCTGCAGCCAATACCAAAAGACCAGTTCGGAAGGCTTACGATTGGGGTGGAGTATGGAGAATACAAGGCAATAAAGAATACTGAAACACAGAACGCAAAGAAGGATTTTGAGAAGATAGCAGAGGGATGGGGGCTTAAATGGAAGGGGACAGGGGATAAGAGGGTTGCAGTTGCGCCGCCTCTGGGGTATGAATCACCGCTGCAGGTCTTTGGGCATCAGGCGGAGAAGGTTGGAAATGTAGCATTCATAAACAGAAAAGGGACTGAGCTTGAAATTAAACAGCCTGAAATGCCTATGAACAAAGCCATTCAGTCAGATGCACAACAGATTGACAGAGGGATTATATCAAGACGAATTTCATTTACGGAATTTTTAAAACGATTGATTCAGGAGGTTAGGGCGATAACACCTGAGATTAATCAGCAATTGAGGGCGGAGTATGGGGACTCAATTGAAATATCAAAGGCGGAGGAGGTGATAAGAGAGATGCAAAATAGAGGACAGTGGGCAACGGGGAGTGAAGATGTGAAAAAGGCTGTGGGGTGAAAGGAAGGGATAAGGGGGACAACCCCCTTGCCTGTGCTACGGCAAACAGGCTAACCCCCTCCCCGATTAATACCCCCGATAGAAGCATTCGGGGGCAGGCTTTCGGGGACAGTTTATTAAGGGGGAATTAAAAGGAGGTGATAAGGGATGACAAATAGAGCAATGGCATATCAACTTAAGTTTAAACCGCTCGTCTTAAAAGGGCTTGTTTTAGACTGTGACATCCCGCAGGGCGAGCTTGCAAAAGCTGTAGGGCTTAAGAGACCAACAATTAATCTGGCAATTAATCGAGGCTACATCCCTACGAGATGTCCAAACTTCAAGAAGATTATAGAGGAAATTGTGGGAAAAAATCAAGAGGCACAGAAATGGCTGATACAAAAGGGTCTTAGGGTGGAGGACATATGGGAGCCTCTGGGGAAGGATTTAAGAAGGGTTCATCCTAAGGGCAGCGGAAAAAGGATGGCTCTCACAAGGAGAACACCTGCATTGGTATCGGCTGATCCTAATCTAATAACAATATCATGGGAGGTGGAGATGATTACACATGAGGCAATGAAGCATTTCAAAATTTTCAGGAGTCCTTTTGTTGACGATATACAAAAGGACTCGGATATTTACATGAGCGATGAGCATCGCTACATAGAAGCCGCAATGATAGATGCGGCAAGACATGGCGGATTCTTAGCCGTTATCGGGGAAGTTGGCAGCGGAAAATCGGTGATGAGAAGAAAGGTTGTAGAGCAGTTAAAGAAAGATGGAGACGTCCTTGTCATATATCCGCAGATGATTGATAAGACAAGGCTCACAGCGGCATCAATCTGCGATGCGGTGATTATGGATATTTCGGATCAGAAGGCAAAAATAAGGCTTGAGCAAAAGACAAGGCAGGTTCAACAATTACTGCTTGAGAGGTCTAAACAGGGTTACAGGTCGGTGCTGATAATTGAAGAGGCGCATGACATGAATACGCACACACTCAAGTATCTTAAGCGATTCTATGAACTTGAGGACGGGTATAAAAAGTTATTAGGGATTATCCTTGTTGGGCAGACGGAGCTAAAACACTTATTCAATGAGGCGCAGCATGTTGATATGCGGGAGGTAATCAGGAGGGTGCAGATTGCAGAAATCAAAGGGTTGAACGGGCATATAAAAGACTATCTCGCTTTAAAATTTAAGAGAGTTGGCGTTGATGTGACGAAAATCTTTACCGATGAGGCGTTTGATGCACTCTCAAAAAGGCTTACATCCACGGATAGAAACAATAAAAACATTTCACATGCATATCCGCTATTGGTGAACAATTATTGTGCTAAGGCAATGAATCTTGCAACAGAGATGGGGGAGAAGGCGGTTACAGATGCGGTTGTGTTGTCAGTATGAAAAGACAGGGGATTTATGGCAGAAGGCAAAAGAAAAGACAGTCACCGGTGCAGGAAATATGGAGGATAACATGGAAAACATAGGGATATTAATTGGTGGGTTAGTTTTAGGGGCAGTGCTGGGATGCTTGCTGATGATAGTTCTCATGGAGGTAAGTGATTATAAAGGGGGTGATGATTTTGATGATTACAGGATGGGTTGATAAGGTGATTGCGGGGTTTATGCTAATTGTTATCGGGGCAATGCTGGGGCTTGTGTGGAGCCATGTTCAGATGAAAGAGTACAAAAAAGCAATGAGCAATGAGCTGAAGCGCGCAGAGAGAAAATTGACGGAGATGGAGGATGAGCTTAATAACAGAGAGATACTTGCGAAGGTGATTAAGTGTGAGAGCGGCGGTAGACACAATATTTACGGGGATGGAGGAAAGGCCTTCGGAATTGCACAATTCCATAAAGCAACCTTTCTCTGGCTGGCAGAAAAATCAGGGATGGAGGGCTTAAAATGGAAGGATAAAGAGGCGCAGATATTTCTTTTGAAATGGGCATTGGCGAATGGTTATGCCAACCATTGGACATGCTACAAAAAACTATATGGAAATAAGGTTGAAAAATGAAATTTTATTAAAGGAGGTAATGAATCATGCAAATAGAAATAACAATCCAGGGTGTAAGTCAGTTGTTAATGAAAAGGAGGGATGAAAAATGGCAACAATGGCAGCAAAATTAAAAGGTAAAGTAGAGGTGGTAAGGAGATTAACGAAAGAGAAGAAGGCAATTAAAGAGGCTGCAAATCAGCATGAAATAAGCTTGTTTTTAATACTCTACAATGAAATTAATATATTAGTAAATTGCAGCTATTCAAAAGCAGAGATACTAAAACTTGTAGAACTTTGCATTAAAGAGGCAAAAAGAAAAAGGGGGTGAATTAAATGACAACGATAAAGGAGATATTTTTAGGAAAGGATGAGCAGGGAGTTGAAGGGCGGGAGTCAGAGGTTATTTTGAAAAAAGGGAGGGAGACTATAATTTTACATAACAGAGGATTTGTAGAGAGGATAAAGGCTGCGTATGGGATTAGTAGAGATAGTAAAGAACTGGAGCTGTCCTTGAAGGAATATAAAGAGAATATATCTGAGATAGCGAGAGGGTATCTCGAAGAGAACGGGACATTGAGATTTATTGTTGATGGGATTGTGTGCAGCGTAACCTTTGGCAATGAATGTGTAATTAAGGAGGAGCATGTTGATGAGGTTAAGAAGCTGCTCGGAGATAGATTTCCCGATTTGGTTCGGACAAAGATTAAGTATGAGGGGACAATGAAGCTCATAGAGCTTGCTGCTGGGGACAGGGGAAAGGAGATTGCAAAGCATCTAATAGTAAAAGAAAAATCTCCGAGCATACGGTTTGAGCTTGAGGAGATTAAAAAGGAGGTGGCGTAAGCCGAAACGGATGTCGCAGGCTAAAGCCTGCGGCTACCGTCTCACCGTGACGCGGTGACTGATGAGGCTAAAGATAAAAACAAAATTAACCACAGAGGCACAGAGGAAAAATAACCACAGGTAAACACAGATAAACACAGATGGCACAGAGAAAGACAATAAACAATAAACAGAAGACGCTTATTCATGTTGCAAAAAACAACTTGAATTTGACGGATGAGATATACAGGGACATCCTCTGGAATACCGCAAAAGTGAACACCTCTAAAGACCTGACATATTCAGGGTTCTTGAAGATATTAAAGAGGTTTAGGGAGTTGGGGTTTAGAAAGACAGTCGGCAATCAAAAACAATATGAGCCTTCAAGAAAGGGGTTATTGGAGGAGCTCACGGATGCGGCGAGGGAGAGATGGGGTGAGAGTTTTGAAAGGCCCCTGAATGCCTTTATCAATTCTCGCTTGAAAACACCAACGCATTACAAATTTTTGAATGTAACTTTTATGAAGGCAATTAAGGAGAGGCTGAAGGAAATGAATAGACAAAGGGATTCTTCGCCTTCGGCTCAGAATGACAATGTTCTGTAAGGAGATTATGAACGATAGTTGGATGGCGGAAATTAGAAAAGAAGATTTGCCTGAAGAATTCGCCGGGCTTGCGGAGAAAATCGGTTTTGAGAATGTCATCAAGACAATTCAGTATTTTGAAGGGAGCCGTCCATATTTCCCTAAGATTGAATGTGCGTTTAAAGCCGTTAGAGACAGGGTAATCCGGCGGAAGTGGAAAAAACATAATATCCACTTGCTTGCAAAAGAATTCAATTTAACACATACACAGATTCGGGAGATTGTCCATGACCATGAAGACCAGATTGATTTGATTCCCACGCAAAAGGAAGGATTGTCTAACAACCCCCCAGCCCCCTTTGTTAAGGGGGCTTGCTCAAGAACTTGAGCCAAGAACTTTGTCCAAGCACTTGGGCAGACAAGTTTAAATAGCAGCGATATAATCGCTGACATGCTCACCAGAACAACCATGATTTTTCTCTCCATCTCCCTTATAGTAGCAGGGGTAGCACCCCCTACCTCTGCTACACCCCTCAATATAACAGAAAGAACAGTTGGGAGTGGAATAGTTTTTGACAGGGAAATTGAGCCGTATATTCAAAACAAATTCAAAGAAGACATATCGGATGAGAATTTAATTGTTCATCGCAAATTATTAAAAGTAAATTTATATCGTATGGAGACGATTAATGGGAGGGATGTTTACAGCGTTCATTTAGAGTTTGTAGTCAGGATGGAAGAGAAGGAATCAGGATTTCAGCATACAACTTTAAGGGGGCAGGAGGCATTGTTTATTGTGGAGAGGGGGAAGATAAAAGATATTGAGTCATTCACGGAGTATGTGATTGAGCATAATGAGAAAGAGCTCAAGAAAAAACTGGATTCCGTGTCAGGCACGGAATGACAGTCTGGAGCACGGAATGACTTTCTGGAGGGTGTTATGGGAGATTTGAGCAAATATTTTGATAGAAAAGAATTTGCATGCAAATGCGGATGCGGGTTTGACGATGTTCATCCGAGATTGATTGAAAGGCTCGAGGCTGTGAGGGAGTTGTATTGTGAGCCTCTACTCATTACATCCGGGTGCAGATGTGCGAAACATAATGAGGCATCGGGAGGCAAGGAGGATTCCGCACATCTTCGCGGGCTTGCGGCAGATATACAAGTAAGTAATAGCAGGGAGAGATACGAACTGCTGATTTTTTTGCTTAATAGATTTTACAGGATAGGCATTGCAAAAACCTTCATCCATGTGGATGTGGATACATTGAAGGATAAGGATGTGTGCTGGATGTATTGAAAGGGATACAAAAGAAAGGAGGGATTGAAGATGAAAAAGAAATTTTATGAGAGCAAGACTTTCTGGGTGAATGTTCTTGCGATAGCAGGGATGATTGTTCAGAGTTATACCGGCTTTATGTTTGATGCCGCGACACAGGTTGTAATTCTGGGTGTAGTGAATACGGTTCTAAGATTTGTGACGCATAAAGAGATTACATGGTAAAGAAACAGCAATGAGTGATAAATGAGAGAATGAGATTCTTCGCCTTCGGCTCAGAATGACAAAAGGGGGCAGAATGACAAAAGCGGTGAGCAATGAGCAATTATGGTAGAAGGGATTGCGGGGCTTATAACAATTATTTTATTTATCCTGAAATTCTATATTCAGGAGAGGCAGAAGGTAAAAGACACATATGAGGGTGATGTGGCGGAGTTGGATAAGGCGATTGCAAAAGGGGATGCTGATACTATCTCTGCTCTTTTTGACAGGATGCGCATCGCAAATAAAAGTTCTCTCAGCGGACAGAATAATAAAGATACTCCCTAATGGCAACTACGAGGTTACTCCTCTCTGGCTCAAAGAGAGGTATGAGTATGAGAGATGGATTCAAGAAGCACTTAAAAAATGTAAAAACTAAAACCTGATTTAACCGCTGAGGCACAGAGACACGGAGAAAAAATATGGAATTATTCTCGGCATTAAAGGAGTTTACAACAATAACACAATCTTTAGGGTTTTTAGGCATCCTATTTTTTGTGTGGTGGCAAGCGCAAAAAGAGAGAAAGAATGACAATGAAAAATGGGAGGAGAGGTTTCGGTCTATTGTTAAGATGTACGAGGAATCGGTGCGAAGGTATGAGGATAATGTGCGGTTGGTGAAAAATTATGAGGCTTTGGCTGGAGAGTTGTCCGCGACAATTGCACTGAACACTCAGGCATGGACAAAACTTACAACAATTATTGAATTGAAGGGGAATATTTATGGATCTTGAAAGGGCGGCGATGAAGGGAAGATTGGCAGAGGCAGTGGCAAAGTTAAGCAGATTAAAATTGAAAGCTGAGGGGCTGTGCGGCTCTATCAGACAGTCATTGAATACTGCATTGACCCCTATTGAGGAGATGGAACTGCCGATAATTGTGCAGCTCTTTGACGAGTTGGTGCAGACTTATGCTGAGATGCTTGGAGTAAAGACAGAAATAGAGAGGCTGGAGAAGGAATTAAAATAAAAGACAGTAGGGGGTTAAAATGCCAAATATAACAATTAAAATAGATGGGTTTTGTGCAAGCGGCGGGCATATTTATATAACCGTTACAAAAGATGGAACTATGTCAAAAAAAATGACTATTCATAAATCTGATTTCCAAATTGTTAAAGATGAATGGGAAGATGGAATTATTATTTTAATTAGAAATTTTATTAAAGAGTCTGGATTAACAGATTGGACTCAAATTAAAACAGAATTGGAGAAAAAGGTATTTAAACTTTAATATGGCAATTTCACTTATAAGATGTAATAGATTAACATCACCTGTAATTTTAGCATCCCAAAGTATTACTTTAACCGATACTGGTATGACTATAGATGCTAATACTGAAAAATTAGCGTATAAATATTACCCTACCACAACCTCGCCTATTACGGGTATAGATTTGTATCTAACCCCGACTGGCGCTGTAACAGGTGTGAATTTCCAGATTCAAGTTGAAACAGACTCAAGTGATGTTCCATCTGGAACGGTATTAGGCAGTGCTACTCCTGAATTTGCAGGCCCAAGTGTAGGCGGATTTATTGGTTTAAAAACTTTAGCAGTCAATACGGGGAATTTAACTTTAAACCAACCCGTCTGGGTTGTCATATCTCGTAGTTCTGGTGCAAGTTTAGACGCAAGTAATTATATTAGAATGGCTCGTATTTACGGTTATCCTGTTTTTTCAATGAACGAAAAAGTAAGACATTATAACGGCACGAATTGGACAACTACAACAATAACTAGTAGCCCTATATTATTGATAATAAAACATGCTGATGGAACTTATGTAGGATTACCGATTAATTCATCTCCTACAACACCTACTAATGCGAGCAATATATACGGCACAGCAAGACAAGGGCTTAAAATGAAATATGGGAGTAAGGTTATATTAAGGGGGATTCAGTTCCGTATCGGTATAGCTGGAAGTCCCAATACCCTTGAAGTGAAGGTTTATGAAGGTTCTACATTAAAATATTCAGAAACACTGTTATTAACAAGTTTAGTAGCTAATACCACAGCTTCTATATATTTTGCCTCTCCCGTTCTTTTAGCATCTAATACTAATATTTATATAGTTTTTTCTCAAGTAGCTAATGGTGGAGATTCAAATAATCTTTATAGAATTATGATTTATGACATTGTGAGTGCTTATATGGAAGCTATCTATTCACCCGATGTAAGATTCATATATGGCACAGGAGATGACCCAACTACATATACGATTGAAACTACGGAGGTTGCTGTAATTATACCTGTATTTGATGACCCTGCAATAGATTTAGATGAGGGGGCAGGCGGGGGAAACTCAAACCTTTGGGGGATGATTAGATGATATATTTGGGAAAATTTAAAGCGGGTGATACAGTTTTTTATGCTGCCAATTTTCATAACGATACTGGCACGATAGAAAATCCTACAAGCCCTGAAGCACAAATCAGGAATAGTGCTGGCGTATGGAGTGTATTGACTGCCCCTGCTATCCAAAATGCTAAAACAGGGCATTATGGCGGAACGATAGATACTACTGGATATAGCGTAGGACAACATATTATCAGAATGGCTGGCACAGTAGCAACAGCGAAAACTGTAGCAACGGAGTTTTGTTTTACTATAGTTGCAAATATTGAGAGTGATACTTATTTAAGACTTGGTGCACCAGCAGGAGCTTCGGTTAGCGTAGATATTGCAGCGGTAAAGACTGATACTACTGCAATACTTGATGATACTGGAACAAATGGAGTAGTAGTAGCAGCAACAAGTAAAACTGGGTATAGCATCAGTGGGACTAAAACCACATTAGATGTCTTAAATGATATTACCGCTGCTTCGGTTTGGACTGTGGGGACAAGGACACTTACTTCTTTTGGGACACTTGTATCAGATATATGGGCTAATTCAAGCCGAACCCTCACAGCGTTTTCAACCTCTCTTGCCCTTTCAGTATGGGATGTTCTTGAAACTGCAATACTTACGGCTTCAAGTATAGGGTTAAAAGTTAAAAATAATCTTGATGCTTTAATATCATCAAGATTTGCGACTTCTGGTTATATTGCCCCTGATAATGCTGGCATAAGTTCTATCCTTACAGAGAGTCAAAGCCATCCAACACTTGGAGAGATAGAAGCATCTATAGTAATAGCGAAAGAGGCTACATCTTCAGCAATCAAAACAAAGACAGATACAATTATTTGGGGAGATATTACAGATATTAAAAATGTGAATATGGGAAAATGGAGTATTAATAAGACAACGAGTGTCCTGACGATGTATAAAGCCGATGGGGTAACGGTTTTAAAAACATTTAATCTCACAGATAATTCATCTGTGAGCGAAAGGGTGCCAGTCTAATGAACTATAGAGGGATTATAACGCAAGGGTATCATATTGATGCAGGTGGGCAGAATAGTATCCGAATAATTAGTCAGGGATATATAGGAGTAGTTTCTGCTATTGTTGGGGTTTTTAATATTGTATCTGAAATAGCATATTTTCAAGTTATGCAAATGAAAAATATTTTGTTTGGGAAAATTCAGATGGAAAATATTTTGTTTGGGAAAATTCAGACACAGGAGGTTAAATTTTGATGGCAGAAGTATATCAATTTGTTTCAGGAGATACGGGAACAAAATTACAAGTTACCTGTAAGAATAATTCAAATAATACAGTAATTGATTTGACGGGAGCAACTGTAAAATTAAAGTGGAAAGACTCTGCGGGAACACTCGTCACGAAAACAATGACGATTATTAATGCCACAGGAGGTGTAGTTGAATATCAGTTTGGAGCTTCCGAATTATATGCAGGAATGATTTACTATGAGGTTGAAATAACGGATGCAAGTTCAAAAACTATTACCAGTCTTTCATTATTAAATGAGATGGTTAGAAACAAATTAAGTTAAATGAAAAAAATCTTGATTGGTTTTTTGGACGAGAAAATAAAGGATAAAGGATAAAGGATAAATGGGGATAAAAGGGGATAGGGCGAGTAAAGAGCCGATAGCGATAAGGATGTATGCAGATGGGAAAAGTCTTACGGAGATTTCAAAGATTTTAAATGTAAGTATAACGACCCTATCGGAATGGAAGACAAGCACAAGATACCCGGACAAAGATATTGATGAATGGGATAGGGCTAAACAGCAAAAGAGAGGGATGATACAGAGGCTGAAAGATTTATATGAGGAGCAGATGGCTTATCTGGAATCACTCCATCCTTCAGAGCGCAGCTCAATGATGATGGATGCCCTCTCAAAGCTCGGCTCACTTGTAGAGCAGAGGGATAAGGTAGAGCGGGAGATATTTAAAAAGATTGAAAAGGTAGTATCGGATGCAGACACAACAAAAGAGGATATGCAGAGGACAATCAAGGAGATATTGGAAAGTGAATATGGAATCTCGTAAAAAAAAAATACTTTTACTTTATCAAAAAAGGTGGGTGGAGGATAAGAGTCCTCTAAAGATATGGCTTGCGGCAAGACAGGTTGGAAAAAGTTTTGCATTATCTTTTGAGGCGGTTGTAATGGCTCTCACAGAAAAATGTAATGTGTTAATACTCTCTGCATCGGAGAGACAGAGTAAAGAGGTTATGGAGAAGGTATATACACATCTTCGGGTGCTAAAGGCAATGACAAAAGATTTGCTTAAGGCAGAAAAGGAAACAGCAACGGAACTGAAGTTAGAAAACGGCTCAAGGATAATATCCCTCCCTGCGAATCCCGATACTACGAGAGGTTTTTCAGGGCATGTGTTTTTAGATGAGTTTTCTTTTCACCGGGACAGCAGGGCAATCTGGCGCGCTATGTTCCCTGTAATTACACGAGGATATAAAATCAGGGTGGCATCAACACCCAATGGAAAGTCGAATATGTTCTATGAACTCTGGCAGCACAGCGATGCATCAAGGCATACAACAGGCATATATGATGCAGTAAGGGAAGGGCTGAAAATAAATGTAGGGGAATTAAAAAAGAGGATATCAGACCCCGATGCGTGGGCGCAGGAATACGAATGTCAATTTGTGGATGAGGCTACTGCATATATTACTTATGACATGATTGCTTTAATAGAAGATGATATGGCATCGGCTGATTTGCCTGACGGATTCAGTTTTGCTGGCAGAGAGCTTTATATGGGGGTTGATATTGGAAGAAAGAGGGATTTGACAGTTATATGGCTTTGGGAAAAGGTTGGAGATGTTTACTGGACAAGAATGGTAAAAAGATTACACAAGGCGCCGTTCAGACTACAGCAGGAGATTCTTTATACCTATCTCCCATTTATCCGGAGATGCTGTATAGATGCAACAGGCTTAGGTATGCAGCTTGCCGAGGAGGCAGTGCAAAAATACGGAAGCAAGGCAGAGGCGGTAACATTCACAAACAAGGTTAAAGAGGATTTGGCAGTAACTTTCCGAAGGAGATTTGAGGACAGACAATTGAGGATACCCATTGATAGAGAGATACGAGAGGATTTTCACAGTGTAAAAAAGTTTACCACATCTGCGGGAAATATAAGATTTGATTCGGAGAGGACAGAGGCAGGACATAGCGATCACTTCTGGAGTGGCGCTTTGGGGATCCATGCGGGGAGTAATCCGATTGCGCCGATTGAATTTCAATCAACAGGTGTCAGAAGGGCTTACACACAGATGGCGGGATTCTTTAATTAATTTAAAGAGACTTTGATTACAAAGATTAAGTTCAGATTACAGAGATTTTAATCTCCGAAATCTTTTTATAATCGCTGTAATCCATGTATAGGTAAGAGGATAGAAGACAGAGTCGGGAGTCGGGGAGTTAGGGAAAGTCAAAAAAAATGACGCACAAAAAGGGTGTTTAAAGTCGGGATTTTTAAAAAGACATAAGAGTTGCGTCCAAAAAATCTTGACAACTCTTGACATGTTTATAAACACCTTAAAATTGATTATAGGGCTGGGTCTTAAAGGATAAAAATGGAAGATTCAAAAGAAAAACCGATTTTAGATGAGATTGCAGGGGTAGAAAAGGATATTTTTACCGGATATATCGGCAAGGTTCTCCTGAATCCCGATAAGGTTCTCTCATCCGAAAGTAAGGGAAAAGGGATTGAGATTTATGAAGACCTTTTGCGTGACCCTGAAATCAGGCAGGCGATGGAGACGAGGAGGCTTGCAGTTGTCGGGAGGGAGTGGGAGGTTGTCCCCGCATCCGAAGATGACAAGGATATTGAGATAGCGGATTTTATTAAAGAGGTTTTGCTTGATTGTAATTTTGATGCCGGTAGAAAGGCATTATTAAATGCAATAGTCCTCGGATATAAGGTTGTAGAGATTATGTGGGAATATTCAGAGGACAGAGGACAGAAGACAGGAGGGAGAATCAGAATAAAAAAATTAATTGGCAGGGCAAGCAAACGATTCACTTTTGATTTACAGGGGAATTTAAGACTCCTCACAATTAAAAATATGATAGAGGGGGAGGAGGTGCCGAATAAAAAATTTTTAGTCTTCTCATATGGTAGTGATAACGGCTCACCTTTCGGTCACGGACTCGGCTCGTCTTTGTATTGGTTAGACTGGTTTGGAAAGAACTCTCTCAAATTCTGGCTGATATTTGCGGACAAATTTGGCTCGCCGACTGCGGTAGGCAAATATCCGACGGGGACGACAAAAGAGCAGCAGGATGTCTTGCTTTCTACCTTAGAGGCAATACAGCAGGAATCCGCAATCAAGATTCCCGACACAATGATAATTGAGCTGCTTGAGGCAGCGAGGCAGGGTTCTGTCAATACTTATGAGACCCTCTGCACTTATCTTGACAAGAAAAAGACGAAGTTGATACTTGGGCAGACGCTTACTTCGGATGTCGGCGATAAAGGCAGTTATGCTGCATCGCAAACCCATGAGAAAGTCCGGCAGGATTATATAAAGGCAGATGCGGATGAGCTGTCTGAAATTCTCAATGGACAGATTATTAAATGGCTCGTGGATTATAACTTTTCAGATGTGAGCAAATATCCGAAATTTTGGATAAGGACAGAGGATGAGAAGGATTTAAAACCCCTTGCCGAGAAGGACAAAATTATTTATGACATGGGATTTGAGCCGGAGGATGAATCTTATATAAACGAGACTTATGGAGGGAAGTGGAAGAGACGAGCAATGAGCAATGAGGCAGGACAGCCGTCCCGCCTGTCAGAATTTGCGGAGGGAAAGAGGTTTACGCCCGCACAGCAGGCAGTTGAGGAGCTTGTAGATAAGAGTCTGGAATCTGGAGTTCAGAGTTTGGATTTAAACGAAGAAAAAATTTTAGAGGCAATTCAAAAGGCAGAGAGCTACGAAGATGCAATGGGTAAGATTTTAGGGCTATATCCCCAGATGGATATGGATAGGCTCACATCAATACTTGAGAGGTCAATCCTCGCAGCAGGATTATACGGAAAATACAATGCCAGAAATAACACTTGAACCATTACCGATGGAGGCATCTCAAAAATTCTGGGCAGACAAAACAAAACTCTCCCCGTCAGAGTTTTCTAAGCTCTCTGATGAGGCAAGGGTGCGAGCCTTTGCAGTATCGGGTATTGCAAAGGGAGAGGAGCTTACAACTGTATTTGATGCAATGCAGAGGGCAATAGATAAAGGGACAACATTTACAGACTTTAAAAAAGATATAAGGGAGATAACTGAAAAAAGGGGATGGACAGGCAAAAGGGGATGGAGGGTTGAGACAATATTCAGGACAAATATCCAGACTGCATACAGTGTTGGGAGATATAAAGAGATGCAGGCAGTGAAGGCGACAAGACCATACTGGCAATACAGCGCTGTAAATGATTCCCGCACAAGGCCGACACATGCAGCATTACACGGGAAGGTATTTCCTGCAGACCATCCCTTCTGGGATAAATGGTATCCGCCAAATGGATTCAACTGCCGGTGTGGTGTAGTAACCTTATCACAGAGTGAGATTGACCGAGATAAATTAAAGATAGAGAGCAAAGACCCGACTGGCGGTTTAATAGAGCCGATTGACCCTGTAACAAAACAAAGGTTACCGGCAAGACCTTTGATGCCTGACCGGGGATTTGATTTTAATCCGGGGAAGGTGCAGTGGGGAGAATGGCTGTCAGATGAGCAATTCAGGGAATTACAAAGCGATACTGACAGATGGGATGGACTTATAAAAAAAGGATTTAAAGATTTGGAACGAAAATCAGCGATGAAAATTAAGGATTATAAAACCAGTGACAAAGAATTATGGTATAGGGGTAATGATGCAGTTGAAAAATACAATAAATCGCTTCTCGGCAAGACATTCAAAGATGTAGTAAACGAACCATTGATAATGACCAAAGAATTTATAACGCATCTTAATCTTGATGGGAGGGAGAGATTTCTCCCCCTTATTGAGGATATAGTTTCAGACCCATATGAGATTTGGCTTCAGGCAGAAAAAGAAAAACTAACAGGTAAAATTGTTTTGAGAAAAAGGTATGTAGATTTTGTTAAGGTCGGCAAAGAAAAACCTTTGCTCTTTATTGCCGAGGCAAGTAAAGGACAGTGGCTTTCATATACATTTTTTCCGGTGAGCCAGTTTAGCACAATAGATAATTTACGAAAGGGAATATTTCTTTATGGAAGATGATGAGGTGATCACTACCCCGTGCAGCAGCTCACCGGTCTTTGAGTTGTATAGTGGCACGGCACACAACTTAAGACATAACTAATATATCACTTATGCAGATAAATGTAAAGGTAGATGACAGGGAAGTAAAAGAAAATTTTATAAAGCTGCAGGCAAAGACGGGAGACTTAACACCTGTAATGAGGGATATAGGGGAAATCATCAGGGCATCCATTGAGAAAAATTTTGCCGCAGAAGGGAGACCTTCTCATTGGAAAAAATCAAAAAGGGCAGAGGCTCAAGTCGGGCAGACACTTTCTAATTCTGGAAGATTGAGGAGGTCTTTTACAGTTAGGGCGGATTCCACTAATGTTGTAGTAGGGACGAATGTAGTTTATGCGGCGATACATCAGTTTGGGGGGAGGACAAAACCATCGGTAATTACGCCGATATATGCAAAAGCACTAAAAATACCAGGCATCGGTTTTAGAAAGAGGGTTAATCATCCCGGCTCAAATATTCCTGCCCGTCCATTCATGCTCATTCAGGATGAGGACTGGGGAATAATGAAAGCGGTGATATTAAAACATCTGGAGTTTTAACAAATGAAACGCATTGAAATTTTTAAAACTGGAAAACATACAGATTCAAATGGAAATACAAGGGAATGGACTGAAGACGATTTGAGTAAGATTGTCAATTCCTACAATCCGCAGGTGCATGAGGCCCCCGTGGTAATAGGTCATCCAAAGGATAATGCCCCGGCCTTCGGTTGGGTAGAGACATTAAAAAAGGAGGGAGGTGTTTTATATGCACAGGTTAAAGATTTAGTCCCTGAATTTGTTGACACGGTTCGGAAAGGGCTTTATAAGAAGCGAAGCATCAGCCTTTACCCTGATATGTCTCTCAGGCATATCGGGTTTCTTGGAGCCTTGCCGCCGGCAATCAAAGGGCTGGCGGATATTTCGTTCAGTGATAAGGAAGGGATAGTAATTGAGTCAGTGGTCAGTGGTCAGTGGTCAGAAGATTGCAGTCAGAAGGAGGAAAAAGGTATGAAATTTTTTGAATGGCTTAAAGGATTAGCAGCTAAGGATGGAGTAACACTTGAGGATGTGCCGCAGACATTCAGCGAGGCAGATGTTCAGGTAATGCTTGATGCCGAGCTGAAGAAGAAGGAGGCGGAGTTCTCGGAGAAGGTTGCATCCATAGAGGAGGCACGGAAGAAGAAAGAGGCAGAGCTTAAGGCGAGGGAAGATGCAATCAAGGCAAAAGAGTCAGAGGCACAGAAGAAAGAGGTTGCAAATTTCTGTGAAGGACTTTTAAAAGAGGGCAGGCTCACACCTGCAATGATGAAGCATGGAATGGGATTGCAGAATTTTCTTGAACAGGTATCAGGGATCGAAACAATGATTGAATTCGGCGAGGGGGATAAAAAGGAATCACAAACCCCTATTGCCTTTATGCAGTCATTCCTTTCTAACCTGCACAAGTCAATAGAATTTGGTGGGGTTGCAGGGGATGAGAAGGATGTCGGTGAAGGTTCTGACAGGGCAGAGAAGCTAATCTCGGACTTCATGGAAAAAAGCAAGGGTGCATCCTATAAAGATGCCCTGTTAGCGGTATCAAAAGAACATTTAGAATTATTCAAAGGAGGTGAATAGTTATGATGGGACAAACATCGGGAATTGAAAAGAGTGTTAAATGCACGGCAGCGGTATCTACCGCTTATGTAATTGCAAAGTTTGGTGCTGATGATGACACGATGTCAGTGGCATCTGCGGCATCGGATGAGCTGGTCGGAGTATTTCAGCACACCACAAATAATGCAGGCGATGAGGCAAGGGTAATGCTCGGCGGAATATCACAGCTCAAGCTCGGCGGCACTGTAACAAGAGGTAATCATATTTCATCGGATGCGAGTGGTCAGGGTGTTGCAGCGGCACAGCATACACACACGGAAAATACGGCAGGCACATATGCGCAGAATGCTACAACAGCGGCTGCCAGCGCTGTGAGAGTCATCGGAAAAGCCCTTGCATCAGGTGTTACAGGGGATATAATCCCTGTGCTTTTAGCACCGGGAATAATGTAAAAAGGAGGAATAAACAATGCCAGAAACTAAACAGCTTCACATAGACGCAACACTATCAAATCTTTCTGTTAAATACAGAAATGAGGGAATGCTCTGGCCTTTACTGATGCCGATAGTCAAGGTTGGTAAAAGGTCAGATAAATTTTTCAAGTATAACAAGGCAGATTCTTACAAGCTATCAGATGATAAGATTGGTCCAAAGTCTCTGCCGAATGAAATAGACTGGGGAGTGGCAGAGGATAATTACTCCGTCAAAGACCATGCCCTCGGAGATTATCTGCCTCAGGAGGTTATAGACAATGCAGATAACCCCTTGCAGCCAGAAGTGGATACGAATGACTTCTTAAATCTCCTTCTGGATATTGCACAGGAGAAGAGGGTGGCAGATATTATCTTTGCCGCCGCCACATATCCAACGGGCAATAAGGTGCAGCTCGCTGGAACTTCACAGTGGAGCGGCTCTGCGGATGACCCGATAGGGGATATTTTGAAGGCAGTTGAATCCTGTTTTATACGCGCAAATACCCTTGTTTTTGGGGCGGATGCATGGCAGGTATTCAGGAAGCTTCCAGAGGTTCTCGATGCGGTAAAAGGCTCTACGAGGTATCAAGGCTCACCTGGGGGGCTTGCCACTACATCAGAAGTTGCCTCACTTCTTGAGGTGGAGAATGTCCTCATAGGTCGTGCCAGATACATCTCCACAAAAGAAGGGCAGACACCAAGCTATACAAGGCTCTGGGGTAAACACTGTACAGTTCTCTATGTAGAGAAAAGCCCGGGGATAAAGAGCATCTCTTTTGGTTTTACATTCTCGGAGATGCTGAGGCAGGCACAGAGGGAATTTGATACGAAGCGTGGAATCAAGGGTGCCCATTACATCAAGGTAGCATGGAACTCAGATGAGAAGGTCATTGCGAGCGATCTCGGATACTTTATTCAGGACGCAGTAGCGTAATCCCTTTTCCCCCCTCCCCTTTATAAGGGGAGGGACAGGGCGGGGAAGGAGGCATAATGAAAGTAAAGATGACATCTCATGTAAAACATGATGGAAAGGAATTAAAGCCTGGGGATGCAGTTGATTTGCCTGACGAGATTGCAAACAGGCTTATAGCAGGCAACTCTGCATCTGCAGAGGGGGTTGTTAGTGAGCCTCTCACGGATGAGAAAAAAAGGGGGAAGAAAAAATAAATGCCATACTGTTCAAAGACAGACATCTTGAATTTTCTCCCGCAGGACGAACTTACTCAGCTGACAGATGATGATGGGAATAGGGTTGAGGATGCAGGCATCCTCGACTCCGTCATCTCCTCTGCGGATGCAACAATAGACGGCTATCTTCAAGTGAGGAAGGCGTCAGTCCCGTTATCCCCTGTGCCAAATCTGATTAGGGATTTCTCGATCGCAATTACAATCTTTTATCTGCATAGCAGACGAGGGATTGAATTTAGCACAGAAGATATAAAAAGGCTTAGATATGAGAATGCAATCAAGACCCTCGAAAAAATAGCAGAAGGAAAATTATCCCTTGGCGAAGGCTCATCCTCCGCACAGACAGAGACAGGCGGACCAAAAACAAATAAGACATCAGATGATAGGGTCTTTACCAGAAATACAATGGAAGGGTATTAATGAACTTTAAAACGATTGAAGACAAGATAATACTTGAGCTGAAAAATGCAATCACATATGTAAAAACCGTAGATACATATGCAGGGCAACTGGAGGATGAAATTAAAAAAATCTCTGTGCTATTCCCTGCAATATATGTCACATATCAGAGGAGCAAGTATGAATGGATTGACAATGATAATTATAATGAATCAGTAGGTTTTATGGTTTTTTGTGTTGCAAAAAATCTACGAAGTGAGAGCGATAGAATAAAAGGGAGTCAGGGATGCTATCAGATGATAGAGGATGTGCTTTCAGCGCTAACAAATAAGACATTGAATCTGAATATAGAGAGGATTAAACCACTATTTATCTCTTTTGAATATATCTCAAAAGAGATAGCAATATACAGTGTAGAGATTCAAACGAATTTTGATAAGTCATATTAAGGAGGGGATATGGCAAAGATAACCGTAACAGCAAAGCTCAATACTTATCATGCAAATGAAAAGATAGGTCCCCTTATTGCAGGACAGCAATATGAAATCAATGAGACGGAATTTGCCCCCGAATTATTCGGTTATACGGGAGTAATCAGAATCAAACCGTGTCCGGATGCAAAATATGCATATACAATCAATCCAACTGCAAACCTTGATGATGTTTCTACAAATGATAATCATTATTGCGGCAGTGGGGTTTCAGTCGGATTAAGGGTTTGCTCTGATGCAGTAAAACCATTAAATTTAAAAGCTATTCACTGTAGCAATATCTTCTATTGTGGTCAGGGGATATATTTAAACATGGGATTATAATAACTTTTTAAAAAGGAGGTAATAATTATGTCAGGTGTGGCAGGAGTAGAAGTAAAGGGAGCCTTTAAAAAGGCTTCTTCATGGAATTCTGCAGTAGCATGTGGGGTAAATAATGGGCTCCTCATACTCCCATCGAGTATCAAAAAGGATTCGCCGGTGGATGTAGACGATTCTCTGGGGACATACCACTCAAAAGATGGATTGCTGGGGCCAGTTAAAGTAGAGGGGGATTTACCGGCATATCTCCGCTACGATGGGCTTGATATCTTGCTCGCAATGTTCATGGGCATCGCAGGCGCACCAACACAACAGGGAGCGACATCTGCGTATGCCTATATTTATAAATGGAAAAACGATATTGATGGATTTTTTGGGACTTTTGTAAAACACATGAAAAACTACATAGAAGAACATCCATCTATGAAGGTTGCAGGCATCACAATCAAGGGAGATGTGGGAAAGGCAATTCAGGTACTCTTTAAATGCATCAGCATAAACAAGAAATACGATTCTGTTGTGAATACACTTATCACCTTCAATAATGTAAGTTATTTTGAACAGCAGAACAGGATAAAGATGTCGGAAGGCATTTTCAGATTAAATGACCAGTCAAGCGCAGCCCTTGCAGATGTGGATAAGATATATCCTTCATCTTTTGAGCTGTCAGCAATGAGAAAGTTAAAGGGAGAATATACAGGGGAATATAAATTTACAGGCGGGAGTAATGTTCAGGATTTGGTTGATGAGCCGGCTAATGATGGGCAGCCAGAAATTAAATTGAAGTTGAATTTTCCTCGACATACAGGGACGACATATCTGTCTGCGCTCGGGTCGGATACGAGGAAGAAGATGGATATTACCTTCACAGGGGGATTGATAGAAGCGAGTTATTACAAGCAGTTCAAGATAGAACTGCCCCACTTGCAGCTCGTAAATGATGACCCCGCAGATGAACAGGGGATAATAAAGGAGCCCCTTGAATTCGTCTGTCATGGCGCAGTAACGGCGCCATCAGGGATGACAGGGATAACAGATCCATTCTGGCTTAGCGGGATTAATAGGAGAACAACAGATCCGCTGGCATAAAAGGACAAAATATTTTTTCCTGTTATCCTGTCTAAAACTAATTTAAAGTATAGGAATTTCAATCCTATACTTGATTACAGCGATTATAAAAAGATTCCGGAGATTAAAATCTCTGTAATCTAAACTTAATCTCTGTAATCAAAGTTAGTGTGAGCGAAGCGAACACCTAATTTAAGGAGGAAAAATGGATTTTGAATTTTTAGAAAAAGAAGATTTTTCTGTCTGGTTTACATTCGGTGATGCAGAAGTAGAAATAAGATATATATCGAGAGATAAAATGAGGGAAATAGGGCAGCAGGCAAAAAAATTCATTTACAGGAATCATCAGAAGCTCGAGGAGTTTGATGACCTGAAGGCTGATATTTTGCTGGGAAGGGCGGCAGTAAAAGATTGGAGGGGTTTTACAATGAAGGGTGAACCCCTGCCCTGCACACCTGAGAATATCGATCTCCTTATGACAAAATGGAACGCATTTGCAAGATTTGTAAATGACACATGTGGAGATATTGATATGTTAGTGAAGCAAGAACATGAAGCGGCTAAAAAAAACTCCTTGAACACATCAGGGCAAGGTTAGATTTTCCTGGTGTGAATTGTGGTTCTTGTAGAGAGATTAATGAGATTCCTACTTGCGAAAAAGAAAAGGGGTGTATCATCCCGCCCCTTGACGAAAGAGGGCAGAGGATTATGGAGATAAAGGATAGGCTCATAACACTAAAAGAATTGCTGCCAGCAGAGGTGATTCTAAAAATGTATAAGGCAACAATGGAGGATGTTGAGATGCTTGCAGCATTAGAAGAGGAATTAAAAAAAAGGACAGCCGTCCCGATGAATTATGGAAGTTAAATTAATACTAACTGCTGAAGATAAAACACAACAGGTTTTTAGTGCTGTTAAAGAAAATTCAAAATCTGCATTTGATCAGATTGGCGAATCTGCGGTCAAATCTGCGGAGACGACGAAATCTACATGGAATCTGCTCAAAGAACACTGGCTCGGTGTTACAGCAGCCATTACTGCTGCCTGGGTAACAGTATCAAAGGCGTGGAATTTTGCAGAACAGGCAGCGCAATTTCAGGAGCAGAAGGCAGCGCTAAATAACCTTGCCTCATCATACAATACAACCGCAGACGCTATAATCAATAGTGTCCGAGAGGCATCTGATGGACTAATCTCAATGTCAGATTCAACAAAGGTAGCATCAAAAGCATTGATGATGGGGCTTAACCCTGAACAAATCACAAATTTCATGAAAATAGTCAAAGATACAACAAATATCACAGGACAGAGTGTCTCACAGGCATTTGAGCAGATAACCGAGGCAGCAGCAACGGGGAGAGAGAGGACACTAAAACAGATGGGGATAATAGTTGACCTCAATGGTGCATATAAAAACTATGCCTCCACTGTGAATAAAACCGTAGATGAGTTAACGGAACAGGAAAAACAGCAGGCAGCAGTAAATACTATACTTGACAAAGGCTCAAGCATCCTTGAGCAGCTCGGTGATCAGGGAGATTCAACCGCAGACAAGATGGAGAGATTTGGAATTACGATTGAGGATTTAAAACTAAAAACAGGTGAATATATAGTCAGGGGTGCATATGCATTATATGCGGTATTACAAAAAATCAGCAGTGCAGCTCTGATTACATCAGGGGGTATATACGATATGATTTCTGCTGGAGGTGCATTAACAGATTTTCTGCATATTACAAGTGGCGCCTATGATAACTGGAGAATAAACGCAAAGGCGGCTTATGAGGCAGCCGCAGACCTGTATATTAAATCGGAAAAAAATTTTTCTAATGCCTTCTCTTCCATTGAATCAACAGCGAAAAAAACAAGTAAAGCCGTGTCATCGGCAGTTAAAGAATCGGCAAATAGCATCGCAGAATCGGCAAATAGCATCGCAGAATCGGCAAAGAAAGAAAAGGAGTTATTAGGAGAAGTTATAAAAGGACTTGAGAGCTATTCATCTGCCATTCAGAAGTTAGGGGTGGACATACTTAAATTTGCAGGTGAAGATTTTACAAAGAACTTTGAGGCACAGAAAAAATCTATAACAGGTATGCAATCCGCACTAAAGGATTATATAGAGGTTATTAATGAAGTGTATTCGCAGCAACTCGATATTCAAAAATCCATCTCTGATGCGATGAAAAATCTTGGCGCAGATCCAAAAACAATGATGGAACAGAATAAGGCAATTTTGGAGATAGAGAAGTCACAGTCGGAGCAAAGGCTCTCTGCATGGATAGGCTATTACAATAATCTGAAATCCCTCCACTCTGCTGCAATAGAAGAACAGAAAAAAAAGACACAGGAACTTTTATCTCTTGAGCAAAAGATTAAGGAACAGAGACAGGGCTATGCTAACCTTGAATTATCCCTCAAACAAAAGTTGATGACAGAATCAGAAAAATATTATTTAACACAAAGTAATTTAGAGGATAAATATAGTGCAGCTATGCAGTTATCCGGTCAGGAAAAGATAGATGTGCTTACTGCCTGGCAACAAGCCGTTGCATCTTCTGTACAGGAGGTTAAGGAGGGGGATTCAGTTGTAATAAGCATGCAGGACTCAGTAGTTGCAGCTTACTATAAGGTGAAAGAGGCACAGGGGTTAATTTTATTAGAGCAACAAAGGGTAAAAGATGAAAAGATTAGTGATATAGAACAAACTAAGAAATGGGCAGATTCAATTCAAAGTGCAGTGAATACAGCACAGGGGGAGATAGCAAAATATAGAGAGGAGATTACAGCCCTCTCAAATCAAATTGGTTCATTGAATTTCTATGTTGATAATAATCAGGCTGTTGGAGCAATATCAAAAGTTCAAGAGGCATTAAATTCAATACCTGATTTTTCATATAAATATATCGTAATGAAGACTATCTCAGAAGTTGCAGACGCCTCATCTCCCGCTTACGCTTCAGGAACATCCTATGTCCCTGAAACCGGGTTATACCAGTTACATCAGGGAGAGAGAGTCTTAAACCGCAATGAATCGGCAAATTATGACAATAGAAAATACTCAAATCAGATTATCTTTTCACCCGTGATAAAGATTAAGGGAAACAATATTGACCCAAAAATATTAGCAAAAAAGATAGTAAAACCGCTTAGAGACGAGCTAGGGAGGCTTGAAATAATCAACAATTAAAGAAAGGGGGTAAGACTATGTGGAGTTTTGAAATGAATCGCTGTTCACAATGTATGAAAATTGAGACCTGCCCGGATGCAAAAGTAATTCAAAAAACATTACGAACACTGCTCGATACTGTTGAAACAAATAATGGTGGCTCAAGGGCGGGCATTATAGTAGTCATCTGTAGAGATCAAGATGTCCCTGTGATAAAAGCATGAAAACATTTTCATCTGATTTTGAAAGAGAAAAAAACAAAAAGGTTGGCGCTGCCCCTGTCTGGATATTAAAATGTCCTTTTCAGACAGGGACACGCTACCTCTCCGATAGGGTGGTTTCTGTCGCTGGATGGGATGGCGGAATCACCACAAAATCATGGGTGCAAGATTGGGGAACAATAGATGAAGACATTTCAGGAGAGCTTTCATCTTCAAAGATATCCGATTTTGAGCTGACAATCATAAATGACCCCAATGACATTCAAAATTTAGAATCAATACTCTGGAATCCCTCAAACAATCTTGAAACAATAGATTGCGAATTATATCTCTATTTTTTAGGACTTTACCATGAAATACTACCCCAAAAAATGTGGGTAGGAAATATCGTTGATTTTAGAAAAGAAGACGAATTAATGTATACACTTCAATTAATAGACAATGTAATAAAAATAGACAAATATGTTGGCAGCAAGATTGATATATCTACCTATCCCTCTGCTGACCCCGATGATATCGGTAAAATTAAAAACATAATCTATGGCAGTGTTACAAAATGTCCTGCACATATTGTAGATGCAGGTGCAATGACAAGTTTACCAAACAATATAAATTCTTCAGTTACAAGTTTTTCAGTAAGTGACGGTTCAAGACTTTCATCAGGAAAGGTTATTCAGATAGATGGTGAGCAGATATATATCTCAACAATCTCCGAAAATACAATTACAAGCTGCACGCGGGGATACAACTCCACATTACCGGCAACACACCTGAAAGGTGCTGTTGTCTGGGAAAAGAAGACACAATTTGTCTATCTCTTTGCCGACCACCCAGTAAAGACTATAGGTAATATATATGGAAGGGTTGGAGATGTAGAAATAAATATTACCTCAATCTGCACAAAATACACAGGGCAGAGTGGGAATGAACTATCTGAATATAGTGGCAAGGCAGTTATAAACGTCCCTGGATATGTGACAGTTAGTCAGGCAGTAGACATGCTGGTAAGTGACGGGATTAGTGTAAATGATGCAATTGTGATAGTTGATTCCATAGGAGTTAGTGACACTATAGCGGTCATTGATGGTATAGGGATTGATGACACAATAAGTGTATCAGATTTGATTGGGGTAAGCGATGGGATAGGGGTGTCAGATTTGATTGAGGTAAGCGATGGGATAGGGGTGTCAGATTTGATTGGGGTAAGCGATGGGATAGGTGTTACTCATTCGGACTCCGGGTCCACTACAGCTCAAGTTCAAGGCTCTCAAAATGCAGCATATATATATGATTATACCAGTATTGGGAATGGTGAATGGAAACTGGTTGTAGGTTTTAATGACCCCCCATCCGGGTCATCTCAATTTCAATACAACCTCTATCTGAGCCTTATCGGATATTTTACCTCAGATGGGACTATTGAAATTAAGGCAGGCCCTTTTAATGATGCAACGCTCGTAACGGTTGCCTATTTGAAGAGTGCCACCTCTGCATGGGAATATTATCCCTCCCTCACCTTTGATTCCATCCCAAATCAAACTATATATATAAAAGTAATAATGACCGGAGGGGCATATCTCTTAGATGTTAATACTCTCCGCTGTGACCGTACCTATAAATATACAGGGGCATTTACGGGTTCTGGTGTAGCAACAAAAACAGGGTCAGCAACAAAAACAGGGTCAGCAACAAAAACAGGGTCAGCAACAAAAACAGGGTCAGCAA